AGATAGTCGAATGGCGCAACGCTGAGACGCCAGCCGCTCGCCTTCTTTGCGACGCCGTACCACGGCATCCCAAGCCCACCTCTGAACTGGTCGCCGTGGACGATCATCCCGATCTTGCCGCCTGGCAACTGGAGCGTGTCGTACCAGTGCCGACCACCAACGGTGAGGCTCTCCTTCCAAGTCACACGCTTCTCGCTCTGCACGAGCGACCGCGCAATGTTGTAGAGGATCGCATCGCTGTTGCTTTCTGGCGAGTGATCCGAGTAGCGTCCGAGCCGTCCGTGATTGCCGATTGCGCCGTACACCTCCACCTGCGGGAAGAGTGCGGCCATCGCGCGCACGAACTGCGCCAGCATCTCCGCGCCTCGGAAGATTTGGACGTACAGACCGCCAGCCTCAACTTCGTAGGCTTGTCCTGGGAAGATGTTGCCGTCTGACTCCACGAGGTCGCCAGTGAGCAGAATCTTCACCGTGTCCACTGGGTGATCCTTGCGCTGAATCTCCACGACACGCTGCACCTTCTCGGCGAGCAACTGCAACCGCTTTGCCGCAGTGTCAATGTCGTAGTCCACGCTCTTCTTGCCGAGTTGCCAGTCGCTCAGTTGAACGACCGCCACCTCGCGCTTGCCTTTACGCTTGTCCTGCTTAGGCGCTGGCACGGCTGGGATCTTCATCCCGACCGCCGCATCCTTTGCCGCGCGGTAGACCGCCTCCACGAGTTCTTCGGTCTGCTGATCCTTCTTGGCGAGTGCGCGAAGTGCGCGTCGGTGCGCCGACTTCAGTTCGTTGAGTTCGTCCTCCCGCTGGAACTCGATCAGGTCTTCTGGCACTTGCAGTCTCCTCTCCTGTGTCGCTGGATGTTCTGCTGACCCCAGTTCTGGTTGCGAACCTCGCACCACTTCTGGATTGCCTTTGCCGTGATCTTCGCGGCTGCGAGCGCCTTGTCCAGCGATTGCCGGTCAGCGTCGCTCACCTCGAGCAACTGGTAGCCGCAGAGTGGGCCTTTGTAGCCACCCTGCAACGTCAGGAACTCTTCTAGGTCCTCCATTTCAACCTCCTACTTTCGGCGCGACTACACGCCGATGAACCGAGAGTGAGTCTTGCTCAGGCTCTTGTCAAGCCTCCAACTTGGCGCGGTAGACGGCGGCTTCTACGGCGTTGCCGATGGCCTCTTCGTCCAACTTGATGCCACGCTTGGCGCACTCAGAGCGCACGAGCGCGAGAGCGGCTTCCTTCTTCTCAATGCCAGCCTTGCTGCTCAGGGTCTGGTTGATGCTCGCCACGGTTGCAGCGGCAATCTTCTCCAGCATCGCGTACTGCTCGCGGCTGACGTTCGCTTGGATCAGGTTGATGACTTGCTTGGCGAGGTAGCCAAGTGCGCCGATGGCGACTGGCACGAGTCCAACGATCAGTGCGTTCAAGAGGTCGTTCAAGATTGGGTCCATCTGTCTCCTACTTTCTGTGCACGAGAATCATCGCGGGAGGAGTCGGGAAGCCCGCCTCGCCCTTCGAGTCTCGCAGCACCTTCACTTCGGCAGGTGTGGCTGACCGTCCTGGCTTGCCTTCCTGCATCGTCGGACAAGCATAGACCCAGCCGTTGTTCTCCCAGACCAGCACGACGTAGTGGCCGTAGGTGGCGAGCGGCTGCTTCTTCCAGTAGTCGCGCTGCCACTTGGAGCGCAGTCCTTCAGGCACGCTCTTGATGCTGGCTTGAATGTTCAGGATGAGTGCGGCGCCGTTCTTGACTTGGTTGCTTGCCTCGCTCCAGTCGTAGACGCTGCGTGCGTTCAAGCCGAGAATCTTCCCAGCCTTCGCCAGTTCCTTCGCGCTCGTGCCTTCTGCGCCGGTCGGCGTGTCTACGCGCCCAGCCTCAGCGCACGCCTTGTGCGCTTGCTTCGTGGTGGTCGGCAGTCCGAGGAAGGTCGCGCAGGTTGCGAGGCTTGCAGGACCGCAGTCATCCATCGCCTTAACGCCGAGGCGCTCGGCGAGTCCGAGTTGCGAGCGGACGATGAGGCTCACTTGCCCTGTCCCTGCATCCAGGCGAGTACGCCGCCAAGCCCAGAGATGCCGAGCAAAGCGATGACGAACTTGGCGAGCCTGAAGGCTCCGCGAGTCTCAGCGAGTTCCGTCTTGATGTCGGCAAGGTCTCGCTCGATGCGCTCAAGGCGCTTGAGAATCTCAGTGCTTTGGCTCGCTGTCATTAGATTTCAGGCTCCAGTTGTGGCTCAGGCAGAACCTCAGACACTCCCTCGACAATCTCAGGAGCAGGCTCTGGCGCTGGCTCAGGCGCAGGTGGCGCCTGGAACGTGCCGTCAGTATACGAGCCGCCAATCCACACGGCTGTTGCCGCATCCACCGCAATCACTTGCGTTGCGCCAAAGAGCGTGGCGTAGTCGCTCAGAAACTGACTCAGTTGCTTTTCCGTCAGCGCGCCAGTAATGACATTGACCACGATGCCGTCTGCGTTCAAAAATGCATAGTTCATTGGCTGCCCCTTATGCGATGTAGGCGATGATGATATAGCCGCCGCCGCCGTTGCCTCCGACGCCTGAAGTTGCCGTGACGACCGACTGCGTATACGAAGCCCCCGATGATGCGCGGGCGAGCGCCGCGCCACCGCCACCGCCACCGCCAGAGCCGCTATTTGCCGCTGCCGACCCGCCCGCGCCGCCCGTTGCCGTATAGGTTCCAATGTTATTGAAACGAACCGCCGCTGCGCCGCCACCGCCCCCCGCCCCGTCGCCCGCGTCGCTCCCCTTGCCCGCGGTGCTTGTTGCGTTGGGTTGCCCCAGACCGCCCGCCCCTCCTGCTCCGATGACCTTATTCGTTCCGCACGTTCCCCCCGATCCTGAAGCGATTGATTCTCCCGCCGAGGTTGTCCCTGCCGATCCATTCTGACCCGCGCTCGGGAACGTGTCCTGATACGGGATGGACGTATAGGAGTTGTTCGTAAAGAATCCATTCGAGGAGACGACCGTAGGCTGCGGCCATACGGGAGAAGTTGCGCTTCCCGCAGATGCGCTGCCGCCAGTCGCCGTTAGAAAACTCCCAAAGGTTGTTGCGCCGCCGTTCGCCCCCGTTCCGCCCGTGAGGTTATAGACGGCGGAGTCTGGGTTTGGTTTTGTCTGAGTGCGCGCCGTCCCGCCCGCTCCTCCCGCGCCAATCCCGACGCTGACAGTCGTCGCCGTCCCTAGCGCGAGGTCACGAAGGAACGCATAGCCTCCTGCGTTTCCGCCGCTACCACCTGCGGCGTTGAGCGTGAAGGAGTTATTGATTGCGACGTTGCCACCGTTGCCGCCGCGACCTCCTCCTACGGCGATGACGGCGACAAGGTACTCAACGCCCGTTGGAACCGTCCAGGTTGTTGAAGCGTCAAATCGTTCCGTGATCAAGAAGGATGACGCGCCGCCTCCTGCGCCCTGCGAAGTCTGAAGCAGCAGCGTGTTGATGTCTACGCTGATTCCGCTGGTCACTGCCTGCGTGGTGACTAGGCTGAACTTCAAGTCCACATACGCCGCCGAGATTCCAACGGCAGCCGTGCCTGCCGTCGTAAAGCCAGTGATGCTGCTGATGGTGCCGTTGTCGTAGACCGTGCCGATTGGCTGCGTGCTGATGGCTGAGCCTGCGTGGTCGTAGTAGGTCGCATCGAGTTTCACATAGAACTGGCTCGTGCCTGAGTAGGTTCCAACCTTCTCTAGCGTGGCGATGGCCTTCTGGCGCAGGGAGAGATTGTCGTCCGAGATGACCGCCGAGCGCGTGCTGACCGAGTAGGTCGATGTGCCTGCCGCCGTCCCTGGAGTCAGTCGCAGCGCGGTCGTGTTGGTGGTCTCGTCGTAGACGATGAACGACTTGACCTCGCCCTCGCTTTCGTCAGTGTCCACCTGCCAGTACGGAAGCGGGTTGTCAAAGTTGTTGATTTCTGCCTCAGCAGCCGTGCCGATGACAGGCGGCAACAGGTTGAATGTTCCGTTCGGAAGTCCGAAGAGCGTCTGAGCGAGTGGCGCCGCGCCGAGCGGGAACTGCCCGAATGAGTTATTCGCGCTGATGATTGCGTTGCCGTTCTGATCAACGACGCCGCCTGTCGTCGTTGATGCGGGAGAACGATCAGAGCCGAACTGGACGCCCATTGGTTATGCTTTCTGCTGCAAGGCTGACGTAAGCGTGTTTGGTGGTCGTCGGTTGAAGGTGATCAGGATACGAGATGTAAAGGAGCCTGGCTCAAGCGACCAGTCCACTGCCTCAATGCGGTACTTGCCAGTCACGCCAAGTTCGGCGCACTCAATGTCTACCCACTGCCCAGGCTTCCAGCCAGTCACGAGCGCAAAGGTAGACGCGCCTGTCTGCGCGTAGCCGCTGTTGTATCCGTACTCGTTGAAGGCCGCAGCGCCGCGTCCACGAATCTCCAGCGTTCCAGTCAGCACCGGCTTATGGCGCTCAAGGAAGAACGCCCTTCCAATGCGCGGGATGGATGCTTCAAGGTTAGAGGCTGCGGTTGGCGCATCGACCACCTCGTCAAAGACTGGCGCTCCAGGTCGTGCGGTGAATCCGAGTTGCGAATACTCAACGACTCGGCTGATGTTTACGCTGTTGTCCAGCGCGCTTGCACTGACCAGCGCCTGCTTGGTTGTGCCGTAGTCCCACGCCACCTCAAGGTTGAACGGCATCAGGGTTGCCGCTGCCGTGGTCGTGTCGGTGTTCGCTGTCCCGCTCGTGATGATCTTGTACGGAGCCGTGGCGTAGGTTGGAACTGCGGTCGGATCAACGAGCGCGAAGTTCAGGTTGCGTTGCAAGTCTACGAAGTAGCGGCGTTCCTTCGTGTCTTGCCCAGCGTAGGACTCGACAACGGCGTCAAGCGCGGAGCGCAGCGAGCCTGGAGGGAAGCCCACGCCGAGACCGTTCACAGTGCTGGACCCGACGATGTTGGCTGTCCCGCTCGTGTTGATAAGGCGCTGCACGGCATAATCCGTCGCCTTGTATTGGTTCACCACTCCGAGCATCTTGGTCACCGCAACCGTCTCCGTGTCGTTCCCTGAGATGCCGACGCTGACTTGGCTAACGCCTGACTTCGGGGTGACGGTTGGGTTCGCTCCAGAAACGCGCATTGAGCCTTGATTGCTTGCAAAGGTTTCGCTCTTGCTGAAGCGATAGCCAGTGTTGATCTCAAACACCGTATTGCTAACGATTCGCACAGCAGAGGCTGGCCAAGTGGTGTTGATTCTGCCAGAGGGAGCAATCGTGGGATTCACATTGATAATGCGCATTGCAATCGGCTCTTTGAGTCCGTGAAACTGTGTGCAGGTGAAGCGCACGGTGGTCACTGACTTTGTAGCAAGTGCCACGCTTGTGAAGTCCACATCGTTGCGGTTTGCTTGGTTTGCCCCGCTGTTTGCATAGGTGAAGGTGTAGGGCGTAGGAGTTGCAGCGATGGTGAACTCGCCGTTGAACGATGCGTCCGAGCCTCCGAGTGCGTTGGCAATCGTCACCTGATTGCCTGCGCTGTATCCGTGCGCGCCGAAGGTCGTGGCGGTGGTGATGTTGGACACGCGCGACAAGTTGCGGATTTCCTTCGCGCTGATCGCTCGACCAAGCACAACGAGCCGATCAAGGACGGCGTTGTTGTCCTGAAGCGAGACGTCCGTCATCGTTCCCTGCCCTGATCCGTTCAGGCGCGAAGAGGTCTGCGAGACAATCCCAAGGAACAGAATGTCGGTTGCGGCAGGAGTGCCGCCAGTGGGAGTCGCCGCTAGTCTCACTCGCGCTTCGTCTGGTACCAACTTGAACCACGGACCCGACGCAGGGGTGTCGTCTTGCATCACGCTGAACGACATCGTGGCGCCTACGCCATCTCCCGACGATGCCAACTGCACTGATTCCGTTGGAACATAAAGCGCAGCCTGTCGGTCGCTGCCGCTGTAGTTGATGAGTGGGTTGAAGAGGTCTTGCGACGCGACGGCTGAGTAGAGACCTTCTGAGTCTGTCACGGTCCCGGTGCCTGCCGTCCCTGCGGCTGTGTAGGTGAAGGCGCTGCCGCTCGGCGTAGTCAGCACGGTGTAGACGCCGTTCATCGAGGTGCCTGCCGTGCCAGTGATCTCGGCAACCTGAACGACATCGCCAACGACAACGGAGTTGCTTGCGACGGTCGTGATGGTGACCGTGCTGCCTGTCCTACTCGCTGAGGCGATTGCTGGCGTGTCTATCCAGAGTTGGTATGGCGCAGTAGCCACTTATCGTCCGCCAGTACGCGTAGTGCCTGCTGCTCGGTACATTGGACCGAGGTACCTATCAACAGTCTGGGCAAGCACGCGCCCATCAACCGTTAGCGTGGTTTGATTAGTGAAGTTGATGTCGCGCCCAAGTTCTGCGGCAACTGGAGCAAGTCCATCTGTCACTCCATCCTTCACGGTTGGAGCGATTGAATCCAGAAGGCTTTTCACGCCAAGCACATCCTTGGAGCCACCTGGGTCAAGGCGCTCAAGCGTTTTGATTGCTTGCCCAAATGGACCGAGACTAGTGGTGACATCTTTGAGGAAGTTAATACCAGACGACAGCGCCCCGCCAACGTCTTTTCCAAATACATCTTGCAGAAGATTTCCGCTGAGTGCCGTGAAGCGTGTGTCCACCTGCCGCTTTACTTCTGCAACGCCAACACCAGCAGTTGCAAGACCCAGTCCCTTCAGAACGTTGCCGATAAGTGCTGGGAACGAAGAGCCGCCGCCGCCTGGGACTGGCGCAACGCCTGGCACAGTAGTAGGAATGCTTGGCGTGATTGGGATGCTCTTGAACAGACCGAGGAACTTTGAGATGGCTGCCTGAGCCACTGCGCTTCCCAATCCCTGAACGACTCCTGCGGTGATTGCTCCACCGATTGTTCCAGTGATTGACGCGGTGATTGGGTCGATGCCCATCTTGATGAACTGCTCAGCAAAGACTGCGCCAATGCCACCAGCCAAGCCGCCCATCTTGAGACCTACGCCGGCGATGCCTGCGGTGATAAGCCCATCTGGACCGAGGAACGTACCAATGTCCTTTGCAAATCCAGCAACGCTACCGATGAAGTCTTTGGCCTTTTTAATGAGAATCGGAAGTTCACGCTTAGCGGTTGCGACGTAGCCTGGCAACTTGGCAAGGAACTTCTCTACAAGTTCTCGGCTGAACTTTTCAATGTTGGGAAGGTTCTTGTTGATTTCACCGATGAGGTCATCGACTACTGGTCGGATTCCTTCAAGCAGGCGCGTGAATGTTGGCAGCCCTTCGCCACCGCCGATTGCAAAGCCAATAGACTCAACCGTTTCGTCAATCGCAATGCGCACGCCCTTGAACTGCCCCTCAAACGTTTTTGCAAACTGTTCTGCAACGCCGCCAACCTTTTTGTTGATCTCATCCAGCGCCTTTGTTCCGCGCACACCTTTCTCAAGATCAATACCGTAGTTTTTCAGCGCCTTGCCGCTGCCATCAAAAGCCTTTCCAACAATCTTGGTTGCAGCCTCAAGGCTAATGTTGGATGAGCGCGCAAGGTCTTGTGCCGTGGTGAGAATCTTTTGCTGGCTTGAATACTTGTTGGCAAACCGCGTGGCAACCTCGTAGCCCTTTCGCACCTCTGAATCAGTGAAGGCAAGTTTTGCCCCCGCTTCAATCAGCGCGTTTACGCGCTTTGTTGCCTGCTCTGTAGTTTGCCCACGCGCCTTGAGCGTGGCAATAAGTTTCTGCTGCTCAGCGTCATCCTCAATGGCAGCCTGGATTGCCTTCTGCGTGAACTTGAGTGCGGCTGCACCGGCAGTGGTAATCGCGGTAGCGACGACTGCTGCGGCCGCAGCGAGCGTCTTGAAGACTGCCCCGCCGGTCTTGCCGAGGTTGCCCATCTCCTTGCCGACGCCGCGAAGGACTGAAGACGCCGCATCCTTAGCGACAACGGAGAACGTTGCTGAACCCTGTGCTGATGCCATTAGCGTTGGTTCCCTCTCCTAAATCTCAAGATGCGGCCACGAAAGATGTCGTTATTGTAGAACGCCTCGATGGTTTTATAGAACGCTTCAATGGCGCGTTGCTGATTTGCAGGCGCATTTGCTACTCGCATCACGAATGGGTTCGCAGGAATAGGCTTCACTGCCTTCGGACCGCGCTTTGTTTGCCTTATGCCACTAACACCACTAGTCACGAAATGGCGATAATACGGTCGGTTAGGCGAACTCTTTGCGCCGAACAGGGGACCAACAACGCCGCTCGGTCGGTTGTACCGACCTGACTTTGCGCGAATGGACTTGACGAGGTTGCCGGTCTTTCCTTTGGGGGCCGCGTCCTTCATCGGCTTGGACATAGTGCGCGCCGCATTGAGCGACGCGAACGACAGCAGCCGCTTGTACGCAGAAGGGTTGCCGCTCTCGAGCAGACCTAGTTCCAGCGCGCGATAGCCCTTGTCAATCTTGATCTGTAGGCTGCTCATCACCGCTCCTTTGGCGTTAGGTCCCCCATCAGCATCAGTGTACGGTTGAAGTCACCAGCGTCCCACTCCAGAACCTCGTGCGGTGGGATGTGGAACTTCTCGGCAATAAGGTGCGCTGCGACCAGCGGGTGCGGCTTGAGTGAACGACCCGCCGCCAGCCGCTGGGCGTCGAGTCTTATCGAGGGGGGAGTGCTGCTACTTCAGTTCCCCACTTGCCGACTAGTGCGCTGAGCGCATCCATCGGGGCCTCAAGCGCGTCATCGGTTGGGTTGCCGTCAGAGTCCTTGAAGTTGTGCGTGATGATCAGTTTGCTCACGGCTTCCATCTGGCGCTCAACAGAATTACTTGATAGTTCAATGAAGATGCGTGCAGAGATTCCCTCTGCGCGCATAGTCGCCTTCCACCCTTCGTAGGGTGCGTCCGTCAGCGTGACCTCAATAATTCGTGCGCTCATCTAGCCTCCTCCTTCTCTGCTACTAGGTTGAACTTACGGCAACGCCGCCAAGTCGCTGTTCACCAAGATGCGAAGTGACTTCGCGCTCACCGTGTCGTAGACCAGCGTGCCGGTCACGGCCATCGTGGTCAGACCGTCTTCGGCGCCAGCCATCTGCTGAACTTCCGTTGGGACGATCATCGCCATAATGTGTGCCGAGTAGGTGCCGTTGCTCCACGACAGGCGCACGCCCTTCGGCGTCGCTGCGCGGTAGGCGTCGTACCAGGTGCTGACTGCCGAAGCGGTCGAGGAGACCGTCATCGTCAGCGTGCCGGTGAATGGGTTGCTCTCCGCGTGTGTGCTGAAGACCACGGTGCCTGCAAGGTACGACTGGCGTGTGATGCCTGCGTTGAACTCCAGTGAGAAGTCGAGCAGGTATTCGTACGCCGTGCCGTCAGCCGTGCCTGGGAAGGTGCTGCCGTGCTGGAAGGCGTTCCAAAGGCGTCCTGCCATAAACGGTGACGTTGGTGTGCCTTCGGCGAGTGTCGCGCTGTTCTTCGCAACGTTCTGCGCGAAGAGGTTGGCGCTTAGGTTCGTGAGTCCGTTGCGGTCTGCCGCAATGGTGATTGACTCAGCGAGGCAGTAGTTGGCGACGTACTGCTGAAGCCCATCGGTGGCGACCAGAGAATAGGAGGTTGGCGAGTTCGCCGCCGTCATCGAGTAGTCGTAGTCCCACTCGTATGGCGCAGCGGTGCCGCTCACAGTATCTGTGCGCGTCATTGAGAGCCAGAGTGGAAGTTCGCCGACGCTCACCGCAGGAACGGTTGCGCTCAGGGTTGGCTCAATGGAGACGATTGTGCCGGTGCTGCCGATGAGCGGGTTGCGAAGCGCAACGGATCGCTCGGTTCCGAGTTCAATGGTGACGCCATCGCTGATCACGCCAGTTGGCGTCACGAGCAACTTGCGGCCGCCGCTGGTCAGCGTCGGGATAGTTCCAGGCGTCGCCTCCTTGAAGGCGACCAACTTGCTGAACAGTACGTTCCCTGCGGATGCGGCTGGCATTAGTCGTTCTCCTTGTCTTCAGCCGCAGACGCGGCACTTACTCGTTGAGCGATTCCTGCTGCGATCCAAGCCTCTGCCTGTACCGCAGGTGCGCTGATGATACTACCGTCCGAAGGCAAGCCGCCCACGAACTCTCCTTGTGGGAGCGAGCCTGGCACGAACTGCACGTCGATGTGGCTGATGACCTTGTAGGTGATTGGCTTCTTTAGGTCAGGCACTTGTGGCAATAGCCTCCACTGCTGCGATCTCAACTGTCGCTGTGATCGTAAGATAGTCCGAGTCGGCCCAGTTGTCGGTGCCGATGCTTGTGGAGGTCACGCTCGCCTGTGCCACGGCGTCTGTGCCGTTCAGCGTCACACCGTCAATCAGGCTGTCGCGCAGCCAGGTGCGCCACGTCATCAAGTCGGCGTACTTGCGACCGAGGTCAGCCTGTGGCTGGATGTAGATGACCACGTTCAGCGTCAGCGTCACTTGCCGGTTGCTCGCGCCGTAGCCGATCGAGTCATCGCCTGGGATGATCACCGCAGCCGGGACCACGGCGAGATTGTCAGGTGGGAAGGAATGAACCGTGCGGAGCGCGTAGCCGGTGGGTGGCGTCTTCGCGGTTAGGTGCGCGGCGAGTCCAGCGATGATCGTTCGGTCGTTGAAACTCATCGAGCCAGACCTTCACGTCGTCGGTATGCCTCCAGCAATACTTGCGACTCAGGGTGCAGCGCACGCGCTTGGCGCAGGATGCCGCCGAGGTCCTGTGATCCGATCACGCCGAACGGAGATGTGCGGCTTGACCACACTGCACCGGCTTGGATGATTGCGGCTTGCTTGACGGCGCTTGGGACGGACGGCCATCCGAACACGCCGACCACCTTCACGCCGCGATACACGTCGCGCGGGAAGTTGCGCGGCCACGTCACCGATACGTCAATCTCGTTGTACGGCCAGCCGTCTAGTGCTGCGTTGCCTGGCGCGAGGTTGTAGTCGGTGCCTGCGGTCCACGTCGTCTCGTACGTGCCGTTGGCATCGTCGTCTGTCGTCAGCGTCGTGACGCTCACGAGGTCATCCACGAGGACGTACTGGTAGTCGGTCGCGGTGTAGTAGCGCGTCTCGGTCGCGGTGCCAAAGCCGTTCTTGCGATCCGTGTAGAGGTCAATCAGCGCGTCGGTTGCATCAAGCACCGACTGCAGCGCGGTGTCATCGGTGACGTCGGCAGTGCCGATCCCGATTGCGCTCTTGAACTCTGCGAGCGTTGCGTAAGACATCTAGCGGCCTCCGATTTGTAGGACGTACAAGGTGTGTGTCCCTGAGTCGGTGACAGCATACAACTGCACCCGCTCAGGAACGTTGATTGTCAGGGTGCTGCCACTGTGAACCGCAAACCCACTGGAGATGGTGACGCCGAGCGGTCCGATGAAGATGTCGTGGTTGCCTTGAGTGTCGGTGTGCAGCAAGAACGTTGAGCCTGGGACCAAGCCCTCGCCGATGGCGACGGCAGCCGTGCCGACCGTGACCTGCCTGCTGCTGATCTTCTGCTCGCTCACTCGTTTTCCCCCTTTTCCCGCCATTTGACAGGCATTCGCTTGACGGTGGCTGTATTGCCCCACCTTACGACGATGGCGCGCTCTACGTGGCTCTGAGGTGCCTCTGCGTTGATTCTAGGAGACCCCTTCGCAGCCAGTTTCTTGATCTTGTGCCAGATGCTCATTCTGCCCTCCCTCTAATGCAACAGGGAGCCGAGCCGAAGCCCGACTCCCTGCCGCTCAACCTAGTGTCTAACGGATTAGACGTTGGCTGACTTGTACGACTTGACCGCTGAAGCCTGTGAAAGCCCAGTGGCGCCGCGCACCTGAACCTTGTAGGAGATGAGGCCGAGGTTCCACGCGAACTCGCGGGAGACTTCAACCTGCACGCCGCCTACGAGGACGGTGTAGATCTGTCCGAGGTCACC